AGAATTCATAAATAATCAATTCCATAGAACACGAAATTCTGGAGGAAGATATATAGGAGCCCATATTTATGGACCTATCCTAGCTAACAACCAACTTACGTACAGTGGAAGGCTAAACTTAGATGATATAAGCACTCAGTCTGCATACGTAAACAATACTACCGACACTATCGCCTTTTACCCTCATTGGAAATTTATATTTAACAATCCTAGTATGAACGGTAAAACGTATACGTCTGTAAGTGGTATAACTTACAACCTAAGCTCTTCCGTATTTGACACTACTAATGATATCCCTACAGAATCCTACTCAGATGATACTAAATATCTTCACACTTCTGGACAATTGTTTAGAGTTTGCAAGACAGCTTTAGAGCATGTGGATTTAGTAGGAAAGGCAGCGGGAGGAACCGAATCTTTTGCAGTCGTAAATGAAGTTAGTAGCGTTTTTGCAGCTGCTAGCGGAAGTGTTCCAGAGTTAGGAGGTAGAGGAAGTGTATCATTATTTAATCAAGAACCTTTTAACAATTCGTTTGACGATTGCGCATCTCTAAGATTTTCTTTAGATGGTAATAAGAATTTTATTAAGAACGGTAATTTTAAATATTTACCATCAACTAGTGGCAATGAAATCGGAACAGATTACACCTCATCTTTAGCAGGATGGGAACTAATCCACCACGATGACACTCCTACTGCATATAGTGGAGGAACGAACGTTGGAGACGTAGTAGTATCATCTATATCGGGAGCAGGTGATAGAGTTGTAAGATATGTAAGAGCTACCGCCTCAGGTCCAGGAGCTGAGTTCTCTTCTGACTCCTGTATTCTTAGAACGTCTAATAAAGGTGTAAGGGCTATAAAAGGTTTAATACCTGGAAAATCATACACCCTTTCAGTCTCTTATGAAAACTTAGATTCTGCTTGTAGTGGTATAAGATAT